ACACATTGACCAACGCTTTAACAAACTTGAAGCAAAAATTGACCAACTTATTCAGAAAGGGTTAACAGCATGAAAAAGATGAATCCAGGAATGATGGCTATTATGGCTAAAAAGAAACCAATGAAGATGCAAGACGGTGGTATGCCAATGGTTGAGAAAGACGGCAAGAAAGTACCAGCATTTGCTGCTGATGGCGTAGGCAAAATGGCTAAAGGTGGTATGGCTAAGAAGCCTGTCAAAAAAATGATGGGCGGCGGTATGGGTATGGGATATGCCAAAGGTGGCGGCATTGAGTCTAAGGGTAAAACCAAAGGTAAGATGATTAAGATGAAATCAGGCGGAAAGGCTTGCTAACATGGCTACTAAAGCTCAACAAAACGACGATGGTACCGTATCGGACCCTGTAACTACAGAAACTCAAAGGGGTTATGCTAACTACGAAGCCGAAAACGCTAAAAAACAGCGTGAGATGGAAACTAAGGACGCTAAGTTTAAAGAATCTGTTAAGTCTGGTGTTGAGAAGGTTCGTGGTTTTTTAGGTATGAAAAAGGGCGGTAAGGTATCTTCTGCCTCCAAGCGTGCCGATGGCTGTGCTATTCGTGGGAAGACTAGAGCGTAATGGATAAACGTGTAAACCCTGTTAGTCCTTCAGCCCAAATAGATTTGGGGTTTGGGTCTGATCCTGAGCAATTGCAGAGAAAAAAGCCTGCAGCTGAGGGATATAAAGATATACACGAGAAGCACAATCCAACAGAAAAAGATCCTAAGGGTAAAGCTGCTGAGAACAAAGAGTTTGCAGATAAACGTCAACCACAAAGTCCTTTAATCCGCCAAGCAGCTATTAACAATATGAAACAGATGTTAAATATGGCAAGTGCTGCTAGTGATCTTGAAAAAGGTATGATGGGTAACAAACTTAAAAAACCAAACTACAAAGCTGGTGGTAAGGTATCTTCTGCCTCTAAACGAGCCGATGGCATAGCAATTAGAGGAAGGACGAGGGCTTAATATGGACTTAGTTAAACAGCAGGGTAATGTAATTAAACAAATAGGAAGTGGTTTAGTTGCTCCTGGGATATCTGATGCTATTAATAGTTTTGTAGACACCGCTACCGGTGATGCTGGTAAATCCCAAGACGAAAAGATTAGAGCTTTGGAAGCTGAAGTTGCTGCGGGTAGAAAAACCAAACAACAGGCTAAAGCGGAAATTGGCATGAAAAAAGGTGGCAAAGTTTCATCCGCTTCCAAACGTGCTGACGGTATTGCTATTAGAGGAAGGACTAGAGCATGAGACCAAGTCGTGGCATGGGTGATATAAACCCCTCTAAGATGCCTAAAGGGGTTAAGAGAGCTCGCAGAGATGACACGGACTTTACGCAATATAAAGAAGGCGGTGAAGTTAAAATGGCTGGTGGTGGACTTTATGCCAATATCGCTGCCAAGAAACGCAGGATAGCTGCGGGTTCAGGCGAAAAGATGCGTAGTGTTGGAGCTAAAGGAGCACCTAAGAAAAGTGATTTTGCCAATGCAGCTAAGACAGCCAAGTACGCCGAAGGCGGTAAGTCCAAGGTAAACGAGGCAGGTAACTACACCAAGCCGGGTTTACGTAAACGGATCTTTAACAGTATCAAAGCTGCTGCGGTGCAAGGTACTGGCGCAGGACAATGGTCAGCCCGCAAAGCACAGCTCATGGCTAAACGCTACAAAGCAGCTGGTGGAGGCTATAAGTGAAATGGTCAGACAAGCGCAAAAAGTCGATCAACTGCGACAGCCCAAAGGGGTTCTCGGAGAAGGCTCATTGCGCCAGCAAAAAGAAGAAGATGGCGGGGGGTGGTTTAGCAAAATCACAGCAATCTTTAAAAGCTTGGGGCGACCAAGAGTGGACAACCAAGTCAGGGAAGAAGTCGTCCGAGACGGGCGAGAGGTACCTGCCCAAGAAAGCAATCGAAGCGTTAAGCCCACAAGAGTACGCAGCAACAACACGAGCAAAGCGGGCGGGAAAAGCACAGGGAAAACAGTTCGTGCCCCAGCCCAAAGGAATAAAAGCAAAAGTAAAACCGTATAGGAAGATATGACTACTACAGGTACCACAGCTTTTAATCTAGACATGAACGACCTCATTGAGGAGGCGTTTGAACGAGTTGGTATGGAAGTTCGTTCTGGATATGATTTTAGGACTGCACGGCGGTCTTTAAACCTGTTAACTATTGAATGGGCTAACCGGGGTATTAATCTCTGGACGGTTGAGCAGGGTCAAATTGTTATGAACACAAGACAGGCTATTTATGCTCTGCCTGTGGATACGATTGATATTCTAGATGCCGTGACTCGTACAAATAACGGTAGCCAATCTAATCAGATTGACATTAATTTAAGTCGTATTAGTGAATCTACCTATATTACGATTCCAAATAAAAATACCAGCGGACGTCCTATTCAGATGTGGATTAACCGCCAAAGTGGGGGTAGCTCTTCTCTTGCCCAAACAACCCTAAACGGTGGAATTGACGCAGATGACACAACTATTACTTTAGTTAATGCTGCTAACCTACCAACTCAGGGGTTTGTCAATATTGACAACGAGACCATTGGCTATCAAAACATTGTAGGGAATCAGATCCTAAACGCTTGGCGTGGTCAGAACGGCACCACAGCTGTATCCCATTTAACGGGGGCAAACGTGTTTAATAACCAGCTTCCTTCGATTAATGTCTGGCCTACCCCTAACCCACCAGGCAACCAATTTACTTTAGTTTATTACCGTATGCGTCGTATTCAAGATGCTGGTGGTGGTATCAGGACTCAGGATATTCCGTTTCGATTTATTCCCTGCATGGTGGCAGGGCTTGCGTATTACCTTAGCATGAAGATTCCTGGTGTTGACCCTGGACGCATCCCAATGCTTAAATCTGATTATGAACAACAATGGGACCTAGCTTCTACGGAAGATAGGGAAAAAGCCGCTATTCGCTTTGTACCTCGTAACTCGTTTTATTATAGATAAATGATATGCCAAGTAAATTTGCTTCAGGTAAATACGCAATTGCTGAGTGCGATCGTTGTGCGCAGCGGTATAAACTTAAGGAATTAAAGATTCAGATATTAAAGACAAAGCCGTACAGAGTTAAGGTTTGTCCGTCTTGTTGGGATCCAGATCAGCCTCAGTTGTTATTAGGTTTGTATCCAGTAAATGATCCACAGGCGGTGCGGGAGCCAAGACCAGATGTGAGTTATTTAGTATCTGGACAAAGCGGTTTACAGATTAATATTACAGGTGTAGGCCCAAATGGGTTTGGTAGTCCAGAAATGGGTAGTAGGGTGTTTCAGTGGGGCTGGAACCCAGTAGGGGGTAGTAGAGGACCCGATGCAGGATTAACCCCAAATGACTTGGTACAACAAGTAATTGTTGGTACAGTAACGGTAACGACAACTTAAGGAGTTGAAAATGGCAACAACTAAAGAAGCATTAAAAAAACATATGGCTAAAGGCAAAGGCGCTCATCCAGATGCAGACATTAAAAAAATGGCTAAAGGTGGTAAAACCAACGCCGACATGAAGAAAATGGGGCGTGGCTTAGCTAAAGTAGCTAATCAAAAAATTTCTTCCTTTACCTACAAAAAAGCTGCTGGAAGGGGTCGATAATGGCTAAATTTTCTATGAAAAAAGGCGGCAAGGAAGTAGGACCTGCTGAGGTTTATGCTGCACCGCACACAATGGATGGTAAGAAAATAACTACAGTAAAATCTGCTGTTACTAAGCCAGGCAATGGCGTAGATCAGGTAAATATGTCTGTAGGCGGATATACCAAGAACAACGATCAACCAATTAACAAGCATGGTGAGATGAAAATTCGTGGTACTGGCGCAGCAACTAAGGGTGTAATGGCTAGAGGACCGATGGCATAATGAACTTCCAGCAGCTATCTGAAGCTATACAAGCGTATACGGAGTCAAATGAACAGCTATTTGTTCAGAACATTCCTAACTTTGTACAGCTGTGCGAAGAGCGTATTTATAACGCTGTTGCGATACCTGCTATCCGTAAGAACGTCATTGGTACTTTTACCAGCGGAGATAAGTACTTAGCCCTTCCCGAGGACTATTTGGCATCTTTTTCTTTAGCGGTCATATTGGCAGACGGAAGTCAGCAATTTTTAATTGATAAAGACGTTAACTTTATCCGTGAAGCATACCCAAGTCCTACCGATACTGGCACCCCTAGGTATTACGCTCAGTTTTTACCCTATACCTATATTATTGGTCCAACTCCAGATGATAGTTACCAAACTGAACTGCATTATTACTACTACCCCGTTACGATTGTACAGGGTGGCTTATCTGGTTTTGGCACGATTGTAGGCGGTTCTGGCTATACCAACGGTACATATGAGAATGTGGCGTTAACAGGCGGTGATGGCTCAAATGGCACAGCTACAATTACTGTATCGGGTGGCGCAGTAACTGCAGTGACTTTAGTAAACCCAGGATTTTTATATCTTGTGGGCAACTCTTTAAGCGCTGCTACCTCTACAATAGGGGGTACTGGAAGTGGATTCTCAGTGCCTGTAAATAATATTCAAAACGCAGCTGGTACTTCTTGGCTGGGTGATAATTTTGAAAGTGTTTTGTTGTATGGTTCGTTGCGTGAGGCTATCATCTTCCAAAAAGGTGAACAAGATTTAGTTACATATTACGAACAGAAGTACCAAGAATCCTTAGCATTACTCAGAGAATTGGGTGATGGTAAAGATAGAAGAAGCGCATACCGTGATGGACAACTTAGGCTGCCTGTACCTGGACCTGTTAGATAATTTTTTAGGAGCAAAAAATGGCAATTACCCAAGCAATGGCGACAAGTTTCAAGGTTCAACTCTTGAATGGTCAGCACAATTTTTCAGCAAACACGTTTAAATTAGCTCTGTATACCAGCTCAGCTACTTTAAATGAAAACACAACTGCTTATTCCGCAAGTAATGAAGTGCCTTCAACAGGTAACTATTCTGCTGGTGGCAATACTTTGTCTGTTAGCGTAACCCCAACAAATACTGGTAACGTAGCTTTTATCTCGTTTACTAATAGCTCTTGGGCAAATGCAACGATTACTGCTAATGGCGCTTTGATTTATAACGCTAACTTAGCAAACGCTGCTGTATGCGTATTAGCTTTTGGTGGTGATAAGACATCGACTAATGGTACATTTGCAGTGAACTTCCCAACTGCGGATGCAAGTAACGCTATTATTCGTTTGACCGCTTCGTAATTAGGAGAGCCTTATGGCTTTGATTCTAAAAGATAGGGTTAAAGAATCCAGTTCTAGCTCTGGCACAGGCAATATTACGCTTGGTGGTGCATTTCCTGGCTATCAAACGTTTAATGCCGCTATAGCTAATGGTTCTACCGTTTACTACACCATCCATAATTTAACGGCTGGCGATGATGACGAGTGGGAGGTTGGTCTTGGTACGTTTACGTCTCCAGCTACATTAGCTAGGACTACAGTTCTTTCATCTTCTGCTGGGGCTCCAACCAAAACTAACTTTACCGCTGGCGCAAGTGGTCTTGAGGTGTTTATTACTCAACCAGCCGAAGAAGCGGTTTATTTAAACAATGCTACAGGCCTAGTTGAGATTGGCGGTAATGGCACAAACACTGTGTCGTTTACTAATATCAACACGACAAACGGAACCATTAGTGCTAACGCTGCAAATGCTACGGACATCGTTAATAAAACATATGTAGATAATCTAGTTATCTCTGGTACTCATTTTCACGAACCTGTTTTAGTTGAAGAAGATATAGCTTTAGATGCAGTTTATGTACAACCAAATGGCGCTAGTAACGGCGTAGGCGCAACACTTACAAATAACGCTGCTAATGCTGCTCTTGTTGTTGATGGTGTAAGCGTATCTAACACAGCTCGCATTTTGGTTTTTGCGCAATCTAACGCAGTGCAAAACGGTGTTTATACAGTCACTAATCCAGGTAATGCTTCTGCACAGTGGGTATTAACTCGCTCTACTGACACTGATACATTTGGTTTAGCTAGTTCAACCCAATTGAGTGAAGGTTCAACTTTCTTTGTAACTGCTGGTAATACTGGCGCTGGTCGGACGTATACATGTAATACAACAGGCACGATTACGTTTGGTACTACAAACATTACGTTTGCGCAGATTAGTTCTGCTCAGATTTATGCGGCTGGTACAGGTCTTAATCTTTCCAATCTAACGTTTAGCATTTCTAATACAGCCGTTACAGCCGCTACTTATGGCGATAGTGGCAACGTTGCTCAAGTTACAGTTAATGCTCAAGGTCAACTTACCAATGCAGCCAACGTAGCCATTAATGCTTCTAGCATTACAACAGGCACTTTACCCAATGCTCAGACAACAGCTAGTTCATCTAATGGTGCTAACACCATTGTTTTGCGTGACTCTACTGGCTCATTTACGGCTAACGTTATTACCGCAACGGATGTTAATTCTACAAACGTAACTGCAACCACAGGCTCGTTTACTAACGTATCGGGTAACGGCGTAGCCTTAACAGCTATCAATGCCTCTAATGTAACTTCAGGCACCTTAGATAACGCCCGTACAACAGGTAATACAGCTAATAGCGCAAGCACAATAGTTCTTCGTGATGCAAGTGGTAACTTTGGCGCTAATACTATTTCTGGTGCTTTTAGTGGAGATGGTTCAGCGATCAACGCAATCAACGCTTCTAACATCTCATCTGGGACTATAGATAACGCTCGTACTTCTGCAGCTTCCGCTAACGGAGCTTCTACGATTGTTCTTCGTGACGGGTCTGGTGGTTTTGGCGCAGGCGATATTACCGCTAATTCTATTTCAGGTAATGGTGTAGCTTTAACCGCTATTAATGCCTCTAATATTGCATCAGGGACTATTGATAATGCCAGGACTTCTGCTTCTTCTAGTAATGGCGCTTCTACTATTGTTCTTCGTGGAGCATCAGGTGAATTTGCTGCTGGGGCAATAACAGGTACTTCTGTATCAGGGAACGGGGTAGCTTTAACTGCTATTAACGCCTCAAACATTTCATCAGGCACAGTAGCTACAGCCCGTCTTGGTACTGGTACAGCTAACTCATCTACATTCCTTCGGGGCGACCAAACGTATGCGGTTGTTTCTTCAGGTACATTAATTCCATCTGGCACAGTGATGTTGTTTGCACAGAATACTGCGCCGACTGGGTTTACTAAAAATACAACTACTGGTGATAACTCAGCCTTGCGTGTCACAACAGGTACAGCATCTACAGGCGGCTCTGTAGGGTTTACTACAGCATTTGCAAGCCAAGCCGTAACAGGAACAATTGCTAATCAAACCGCAACAAACCAAGCTTTTACACCAACAGGTTCGGTAAGTATTACGGCGGTTAGTGGTAGCGCTGGGAATACAACGCTTTCTACACCACAAATACCTAGTCATAGCCACACATCCACTTTTGGTTTTCAGGACACTGGCTGTAACTCAAGCCCAATTGTTCCCAGATCACTTCAGCCCCCACTCGGTGATGGTGGACCTATACGAGGAAATACCAACACTTTCCCTACAAGTTCTGCAGGTGGTGGTGGTGCGCATAGTCACCCATTTAGTTTTTCAAGTGGCTCTGGTACATTTAGTGGTAGTCCTGCAACAGTTGTACAAAATGCACATAATCACACCTTTACTGGCACTGCAATTAACCTTGCTGTTCAATATATTGACGTTATTCGTGCAACTAAGGATTAATAATGGAGATTACAACCACTGATAATTTTTTTCCTGTGGATTTTTACAATAAACTTTTAAAAGAATCAATTTCTTACACATGGAATTTTTTTAGAGTAGATTGTGACTATGATATATATTGGAGTAAATTTGTTTATGGAAATAATTTTAGTAAAAAAAACCCAAAGTTTTTAGATAATTTTACTGAACCAACAATTGAAAAAGCATGGCAATATTTTTCTGATACATTTAATGTTAGTAAAGATAAATTAGACAGCGTATATTTAAATGGATTACATTATGGTTTAGAAGCTTACCCACATATTGATTCATGCAAATCAAATTATGTTACTGTAATTTGTTATTTATGTGAGAATTGGAACGCTTATTGGTCAGGAGCGACTAATTTTTATACTGGAGTATTTTCTGATAATCCTGCAGATAGAGTTTTTTATACAAATGAAATACAGAAATCAGTTTTACCCAAATACAATAGAATAGTAATTTTTAATTCAAATATTATTCATGGAGTTACACCAGTATCAAAATCTTTTAAAGGGTTAAGAACAACACTTATGTTTAAACTTAAAGACATTGATTATAAAGATTTAATGACGAGAATTAATAATGGGAACACTTAAAAACGGAACATTTTGCCCGCTAATTAAAAAAGACTGTATTGGTCTTACTTGTGCTTGGTATACTCGTGTGCAAGGATACGACATGAATAGCGGCAATCAAGTAGATAGTTATGAGTGTGCAATATCGTGGCTGCCAATGCTGCTTATTGAAAACTCTGGGCAACAACGCCAAACTGGAGCAGCAGTAGAATCGTTTAGAAACGAAATGGTTAAATCTAACGAAGTAAATACTCAACTACTTTTAGCGACTGCTGAGTCACAACAACCCAAATTGATTAGGAGTAGAAAATGAAATTGACTATTATCCCCGCTGACGGATCGGTTGGTGAAGACGATAAGTTTTACAACGATCTTAATTTAAGCTCTTGTAGTATCCCCGCAGATGTTCACGCTCTTCAATGGCAAGATACTGCTGGATGGATTGAATACAACACCCCTATACCTAATGAACCTATTACTGAATTGCCAGCGTGGGCAAATTGTTGCATGACTAAATGGACTGAAGCTAACACTCCAGTACCACCACAGCCACCACAGCCACCAACAGCAGCACAAAATAAAACAACTGCGGTAAGTAAATTGCAAGCAACTGACTGGACAACTATTCCTGATGTTGGTGATCCAACAAAAAGTAACCCGTATTTGAGTAATGTTCAAGATTTTGTTGTGTACCGTAATGCAGTGCGCCAATACGCAATTAATCCTGTATCTGGCACTATTAATTGGCCCATATTACCGCAAGAAGTTTGGACAACTGTTTAGGAGTTATAAATGGCTGACGCTATACCAACACCATATAAAATTAATTCTTTAAGAGGCACTTACTACGAATTTCCTAGAAAAGAAGATATTCTTGGGGGGCATTATCATTCGCAAGGGCAGGGACACATAACTATTGTTCAATCTGGTTGTGTAGCAATTAAATCTCTCTATTTAGATCAGGCTTGGGAAAAAGTTGGTAAAGCTGGTGATGTATTTGATTTACCTGATGAACAATGGCATGAAATTGTGGCTTTAGAAGACAACAGCAAAATATTAAATATTCAAAAAGGTTAAAGTGAACCAAGAACTTGAGCAAAACAATTTTTTGTTTGTTCCTAACTTTATTAGTCAGGAACGTGCTCAAGCATTGCAAAAACAATTTAAAGAATTAGAAGAAAGCGGTAAATACACAAAAGATAAGCAAGCTCCAAATTCACCAGCAATATACAACTTTAAACCTTTTCTTGAGCTGCTTTGCGAAAAAACAAATGAAGTAGCTAATTTAATTGAAGAACAAGTATTACCGACATATACGTATGCTCGTATATACAAAAATGGTGAGGTGCTTGCTAGACATCGTGATAGACCAGCATGTGAAATTAGTTTAACGGTTAATATTAGTGGTGACGCACCTTGGGCTATTGGGATACAAAAACCTTTGGGTGAAGAAATAAACCTTGATTTAAACCAAGGTGATGCCATGCTTTATTTAGGGTGTGTAGCCGATCATTGGCGTGAAAAATTTACTGGGCAATATTACAACCAAGTATTTTTACATTATGTACGTAGTAATGGCCCTAATGCTTGGGCTTATTTTGATAAAAAACAATGAAAGAACTAAAAGATTACATCGTCATTATGAATAATATTATGCCACCCGCCGTGGCAGACGCTGTGCTTATCGAATATAAAAATTGCGACAATTGGGTAAATGCCATTGTTAGGAATGGCGAAGATTTGAATATAAGGAATTGCCAAACAATTGGAATTTCTTCTGATAATATTATAAAAAAGAATCAAGAAGCAAGGCAAAAAATAGATAGCATGCTTTTTTCAATAGCGGGGCAAGCTATAAAAGAAT